CCGCATCAGGCTTTCGCGGAGCATCTTTGTCAAGCGCCTGTCCAGAACCGCCTCGCCGCGTTGCATACGAATAGGAATAACGTCGGCTCCCCATTGTCCCCATTTTACCTCTCCGCCGTGCGCGGCTCCTGGTATTGCTCCGCCGCCCCCGCTCATTTGGATTTCGCCGCCGCCGCCGAATGGCAGGAGCTTCAAGACCAAAGCGATAATCTTCATCGCAATCATTGTTGAAATGTATTCGGCGAGCATCTCCGCGAGCACGGCAACAAACGTGTCCTTCACGCCGCGCCACATATCGGTCCAGGACTTTGTGAACGAGCGCCCTTGGCGGAGCGTTTCATCAAAGAAGCGATTGAGCGGCGTGTAAAGAGACTCCTTGAGCAAGTACGAAATCTCGCTCGTTGCCCTCATCCAAATTCGCACCGTCTCTTTTGCGGCGGCCGACTGCCGCATTGGGAGTTCTTCCAAGTCCTTTATTCGTTGTTCGGTGAGCGCGTATTGGCTTTCCTCCCCGATGTCAATGCCCACCTCCACCGGGGCCATGTCGGGAGTCATTTGCTCTACAAGATCGCCCGTCTTGGCAAACGCTCGGCGCACGTACTCATAGAAATTGGGCGGGAAGATGGACGCGGGGTCAATGGGGCCGATGAAGTCGGCCGGCAAGATCGGCTTCAGCCCGAGCGAGCGTTCTATTTCCGCGCGGTATTGCTCGCCAAAGGTTTTTGCAAGCTCGCTGGCGCGTGCTCGAAGATATGACTCGTTGCCCGTCATGGGCGCGATCAAATACTCCACGAACGCCTGCGACGCCTCGGGGCTGAGCTTGCTCATTTTAATGCCCTCGTCGACGGCGAGACTTAGTATTGTCGAGATTGCGGCCGGTAGCTCCGAGCCCATTGCGCCCACTTCCGAAAGGAATGTTGAGCGCCAGTTGCGAGCGGCGACGAGTGCGTTGCGCTTGACTGTCTCCGCGTCCAGGCCAACATCTCCGCCCGCCTTAACCTGCTCCCATTGCTCCAACGCTGTGAGCGCCTTGTAAAGCTCGCGGCTTTGCGCGCTCAACTCGTCGGTTGTTTTCTTCTCCTCGGCGAGTCGTAGTTGCTCCTGATTGTAAAGCTCCACCATTCCCTTGCCGACTTCCATGCCAGCGTCAAGCTCCGCCTTGGCGTTGTCGGCAATGAGTCGTCGAAGGTTCTGTATTTGCCAAGCACGTTGCTCAATCGCTTTGTCGTAGCGGGTTGCTTGGCCGGGGAGAATGTCGTATTGCTCAAACGCTTTGCGCCGTGCGTCCTCGGCTTTTTGTAGCTTGACGGTGATCGCGGCAATCCGCTCCTCTATTTCCTCGAGCGACCCGGGCTTCGTGCCGCCAAACTCCATGGCGTCGCGCTTGCCTTCGAGCCGGTCCAACTCCTTGCGGATTTTCTCAAGCTCAATCCGCTTCGCCGCGAGCACCGGATTTGTTGCTCCCGTGACGGTGTTGTACTCGCCCTCGGCCTTGATGAGCGCGTCCATTTCCTTGGTGAGGTCCGCAACCTTGCCCCTGTTGCGGTCTATTGCGCTTGTCAACCCGTCGGTGTTGGTCTTTGTTTCGCCGAGCTTGGTCGAAAGGAAAGCAAGCGCACCGGCCAGCGCCAGCACGCCGAGCACAACGAGCCCCGTCGGGGAGAACGCGAGCAGGAAGGCCGCTTGGATTGCCTTAACCGCCGTGAGCAACGAGCCGATGGTGTAGATCAATCCCGCCGTGCCGCCGATCGCGAAAACGATTTTCGTTATCGACTTCACAGTCGCCTCGTTCATCTGGATCCACTCGGCGAGCTTCCACACGTTTTCCGAAACGCTCTTGAACGACTTCGTTGTGGCGGGTAGGTAGTGAGTGCCAAGAGAGATTGCGGCTCCGACAACTGCGCCCTTCAACGCTCCCCATTGTCCGGTCAGCGTTGCGAGCTTCTTCTGATACGCCTCGTCTAGTACGCCAACTTCTTTCAACTGCTCCTGCCAAGCCTTCACCGCTTCCAAGTTCGTCAGCAACACTCCGGCGAGCTTTGCAACCGCGCGGTCGCCCGCAATAGTTTCGAGCGTTTGGGCACGTTGTTGCTCCGTCATGACCGCTGTCGCCTTTTGCAAGTCCATGAACACGTCAATGAGCGGGCGGGTTGCTCCTTGCGTGTCAAACATTGCAACGCCGAGCTTGTCGAGAACGTCCTTTGCCTCCCCGGTGGGCGCACCCATGCGGACGAGCATCATGCGGAAGGCGACGCCCGCCTCCGCCCCCTTGATTCCCTTTTGCGCGAAGTTGGCAAGGAAGGCGGCAGTCTCCTCGAGTTCAAACCCGAAGCCTGCCGCCGCTGGTCCCGCTTCCGTCATGGCTTCGGCGAGTTGCGGAACCGTTGTCGCGGACAGCGCCGACGCTTTGAAAAGCACGTCGGCAACGTGCGCGGTGTCCGCGCCCTCAAGCGCAAAGGCGTTAAGGGAATCGTTCAGCAGTTCTATTGCTTGGGAGAGATCGAGCTTGACGGTTTTTGCGAGCTTGATGCCAACGGATGTCAGTTCTTCCATGCGGGCGCTCATCGGATCCGCGCCGGTGGAGATCACTTGGTAGAAGCCCTCGGCAATCATCCCCGCGCTGACGCCCAACTCCCGCGCAAGGTCGAGCGAGAGAGCAGTCATGTCCTTGGTCATGCTTGCGAACTCGGACTCTTGCGTTCGCACGAGCGTGAGCGAGTCCACAATGGAGTCTTGGAGTTGGGCGGAAGCGTAGACCGAGCCCGCAACCGCCGCGCCGTACGCAACACCAGCCGCCGCAAATGCGGCGCTCATTGCTCGCATTTGGTGGCCCATGTTGATGAGGTTCGCCTGCGCTCCTTTGAATGCGGGAGCGGTCAAATCCTCGGCATGGATAATGATGTCGATTAGGTGCTTCTGTTGTTGCGTGAGCTCCATTAAAGGCCCTCAATCTCTTTTAGAAACAAGGCTCCTTGCGGGTTGTTTGTGAGCTTTTCCTTGTGCAACTTGTAGCGAAACTCAATCCGCGCCAGCTCGTACGCCGCATAGTTCAACACAAAGTCGTCGTAATCAAGGCGAGCTATCACGCTCGGGAGCGTTCGGTATGCTTTCGCCATCCGGTGTAGGAGCAACAGGCCCTCGCGCTTCCTGCTCCCGAAAGTTGTCACCACCTTCCTTGATGCCCTGCAGGCTTTGGATTTCAACAACAAGCGTGTCGATGGTCGACTGCTCTAGATCGTTAATCCAAATCGCATCGGCGTCGTCGGCAACAGGCGTCCTTGAAATACGCGGAGAAACAACGCCCTTGGACAGCAGGACGCCGATATAGACGGGCAAGTTTTCCGCAACGTCCTTTTCGATCATTTCCCTGAGACGCGGGTCGGGCGACCCCTGCGGCATTTGCCGTCGCAATTCCGGCAACGGAAGGACGGAGTCGCCCGACAAGAAGTCAAGCGGTTGCAACTTCCGAATAATGAACACGCCCTCGGGAGTTTCGATTCGCTTCCGCTTTGAGTCGCGGATGCCACGAGCCGATGCCATGCTCAATTCGTGTTCCTTCTCCATTTCAATTCGCTCCCCTTGTTAGACGACCGTAGCCTGCCCGTTGAGAACCGTCATTGTCATCTCGTCGTTGCCCGTGCTCGGAGCGCGGCACACGAAGTCGAGAGTCCATTCGATAATTCCCTCGGTGTTGACGATCGGCGTGTTGCCGACAATGCGGCAGTTGGGCGCGTTGATCGTCCAAGTGTAATACTTGGCCGGTGACGAGCTCGGGATTTGCGTCGGCGACGTGAAGGTCGCAACGAACGTGCCCTCGGTGTCCGCAATGTACTTGTCGTAGAGCGCCCAATCCGTAAGCTCGAGCGTGAACGACCCCGAAATGGTGCGCTTGCCGTTCCGGTACGGCTGAGAGATTGTTTTCTCGAACAGGAAGCGGGAGTCGTCGAGAGCGTTGTTGATCGTAAGCGAGCCGCTTTTGATCTTCACTCCCGCCGTTCCCGCGAACGTGAACGTGCCGGAGTACCACCAATAGACCGGCTCATCGGTCGCGTAGGTCGGCGAGCCGATGCGGGTCTGGTTGTGCTCCTCGGTCTTGGCGATGAGCGTGTATGCCTGCCGCCAAAGGTCCTCGGCGGCCCACGTGAACACGCCCTGCGTCACCATGCAACCCGCGTATTTTGAGACCTTGGTGTCTTGGAAGTTGCCCTTTGAAATCTCGACCGACAGGCCGGTGGGGAGCGCGGTTGCGAGTGAAAAGACGTGCGTGTATCCGAGGAGCGCGGAGCCGCTTGACGCGCACGCACCGAAAAGGTTTTTGAGGAAAAGCAGGATGCCTCCCTCGTACAAACATTCGGGCTCCACGTCGCCGCCAACCTTCTCGAAACCCGAGACGATCCGGTTGTTGCCCGGTGCGGCGGACAACACGGACGTGATCGCTTTGATGCCGCGATCCTTCTTCATCGACTCGCCGTGAATGCGGCAATACTTCTGGCCCGTTGCAATGAACGTTCCCCAAGTCGCCTCCGAGGAAACGCTCATCCACGATTCGGGACCATAAGCATAATTGGTTCCCATGTCTCACCCCTATTTCTTCTCGGCCTGCTTTGTCGGCGCGGTCGAGAGCGTGTAGTCATTGCCATTCGGCCCGCTTTTCAGCGCGTCGAAAATCTCCCGCGAACATTCGAACGGCTCTCCACGTGTCATTGTCAAACCGTACTCCGGCACAATCAACTTGTGAACTGACCCCGAGTAAACAACAAAAACCTTGTCGCCCATTTTGTGCTCCCCTCTATGGGCTATCGGCCAAATAGTCGTAGACGATTTCCAGGTCAATCTCGAACACGCCATAGCCCTGATAAGCCAAAATTCCCTCGTCCGTTTGCACCCGCGTCAAGCGTTGCGTGTGGCAGTTTGAGCCGCGCGTCATGTCGACGAAAATCTTTTTTCGCACGTCGCGCAACAGGCGTTCCACCATTGTGCCAATGGCGTCGTGGTCCTCGCTTTTAACGAAGCCCTGGATAAACACGAGCCACGTTGCCCGGTACTTCGGCACTCCGCCCATTGCTTGTATCGTCGCTTCTTCGTCCCCGCTCGTAACCGTGATCATGGGAAGTTTCACGTCGCCAAGCTGGTCGATCGTGAACAAGCGCCGATATACGTCGTAGACCGTGACGTCGCTATTGTCTCCGGCCGCAACGGAAATGGACGAAAGCGCGGAGACTAGGTTCGTGATAATTGCTTCGCGCTTGGAGTCCGTCATTCTTTTGTCAGCGCCGTTGTGATGCCCATATTGAAGCGTGCTCCAACGGCGTCCTTTGTTTGGGTGAACGCGGCTCGGAAGATATGACGGCCCTCGATCCGCACGGAGCGCAACAAGACGAACAGCGGTTTGGGCGGGTTGCCGCGAAGGTAAATGACAGGCGGCTCGTTGGGCCTTCTAGCAACAAACGTGTCCGCGAAGTTTCTCGGACGCTTTCCAACTCCCGCCTCTGTCCGCGCTGGACTCCCGCTTAGTGGCACCGCAATAAACTTCGCCTGCTTCGGAAGGAGTCTACCACCCGGCAGGCCGGCCGTTCCTTCCTCGAGCATCCGAGCGTATATGACTCCGGTGCCAATGGCGGCGGACAAGTCGGCCTCGTTCACGTTCGCTTGTATTGAGGAGCGAAACAAACCGCTTCGCACCCGCGCGAGCCGGTTCGTTGAGAGCATGACAATTTCCTTGCGGACCAACTGTGACGTGACTCGGAGCGCCTTGAGCGTTTCCTTTCGGATCTCGCCCTTACTTGCTTCCAGCCGCTTCAGCGCCTTGTCAGCGCCGATAACAACAACGTCAACGCCTGGCCTCATCGGGTTTGAACAATGCTCCTTCTGCGAAAGCGCGTCCACACTTCCAGCACGGCGCGTGGATAGCGGTCGAGCGTGAACGATTGGATTTGGTCCCCTTGCGCAAGGCTCGTCAGCCCGAGCCTGCTTTGATCCTGCTCGCGAAACTTGAACGCAACGGCGCGAACAACGGCCATTCGCAAGCTCATCGGGATCGCGGCGATTGTGTTATAGCCCGCACTATACGTGATTGAGACTTCGCGATTTGAGACAGGGAAGTAAAGCCCGGGAGCGAGAACAATCTTGCCATATTCGTGGTAGATTGTGTAGTTGGCCGCGAGCTCCGCCGCCGCGCCGGTGTATAGCTTCAACTCCGCAACGGTGGTGATTGGGTAGTTGACAACGAGCAGGGTGTCCGTTCCGTCGCCGTTG